TTGGTTGGAATCTCACGAATACGTGCCTTGCCCCATGGTGACAGTTTGCGTCCTTTCATCCCAAGGTTCTCGAGACGATTGTACAGATATGGCATGTCGAACATCTCAATGTTCCAGCCAGTCACAATGTTGGGAGTGAACATGTCCCAGTATCTCAGGAACTTGTTCAGCAGATCACGTTCATCAGCACAAGCAACATATCGAACATTGTCAACCAACTCAGGTGGCAACTCAGACTTCTCGGCTGACCACTGACCATGACCAAATGTCACGAACTTGTCAATCTTGGAGTCGTGAATGCAAATGGCAGTGACAGGATACGCAGCATCACGTGCTTCAGGGAAACCTTCAGTCGACGTGACCTCGATGTCGATGTTGAAGATGCGAATGTCTTCCTTCCGCCACCGATCAATGGTGTCGTTGAACTCTTCGAGGCAATACTGTGCTTGATGGAATGGATATCCGTACAGTCCGAGATTCGAACCTTTGTGTGTGTCAGTGAACTCTTTGCACTCACTCATCGTGTCAAACTGAATGGGTTTGACGTTCTTTCCGAAAATGGTCTTCCAACCATAATCATTCGGATGCTCGATGTAGAGAGTGGGTGAATATTTCAGACAGTCGCGAACTTCTTCGCCATTGGTGATGCCACGGATCAAGATCTCGTCACCAACTCGGGAAATGTTTGTGTAGTAATCAATCATGCATCTGTTATAGGCTGCGCGACTGATTCTTTACGTTCCCGATGGTGTAATTTTGTTTGAGGGAGTATTGAGATTTTTGTGCGTGTGAAACCACCTTGATGCGATTCATCGAGGATGGTTCAGCAATCTCTGGGCGAACGATGTCACACAACTCCCACTCCTGTAAGAGTTTGGCTATGGCGTTTCGTCTTTCGGTGTCTTCAGATGTGATTTGAGTTTTCTCAACTCCATCAAGACGAAACAGCTCTTTGAAATGGCAGATGTAGTATTTGCCACGTTTGTGTAGAATGTGACAGGTCTGAACAAGTTTTTTGTCCTTCGTCACGATTCCGATTCTTGTGAGTGTTTCGATGATCTTGAGGAAATCTTCGCGTTCTCGCAGGGTCACTTCCAATAAGTTTTCAATCATTTGTCTTCCTTTCAGAAGATCCGCTTGCATTATTTACTATTTGTAGAAAATGTGATCGTCAATGCGTGAAGTGATGCTGAGATCAAATGCCCATTTCGGATAGGCAGTGACTGCGTGATAGTGTGTGGCACCGTCAGTCAGGTCAGGTATCTCATTGAAATAAACACGGTATGCAATGTCCATTGCTTTCAACACAGCACCGTGATCCAACATTACGTCTGACTTACCGTCACAGTACCAAGAGAACTGACACTTGTGCTTGACAGGTAGTTCATCGCCTTTCCAGTTGATGTAAGTTGGACCTTGCTTGATCACCTCACATACATTAGATGGGTAGTAATCGTGATTAACACGATTCATCACCACCTGAGTGACTGCGATCTGACCTGCTGTCGATTGATTGCGTGCTTCGAAGTAGATGTTCTGCGCAAGGCAGAACAGTGCTGCTTCAACAATCATTGCTGTGGCACAAACTTGAATGCTGCACCGTTCATGCAGTATCTCAGACCTGTCGGTTCTGGACCATCCATGAACACATGGCCATAGTGACGTTTGCCGTCAGCAGAACGAATCTCTGTTCGAGTCATGCCTAAGGTGCTGTCCTCGACCATCGTGACTGCACTGTTCGTGACAGGTTTGAAGAAAGATGGCCAACCTGTGCCTGATTCAAACTTGGTTGATGAGTGAAAGACCTTTTTGCCTGTGACACGATCGACATACCAACCTTTGCGTTTCTCATTCAAGAGAGCAGAACTTCCTGGACGTTCAGTCGCATCATTGTACATCACATCATATTGGAGTTTTGTCAAACCCATTTCTGCTGCTTTCTCTTCAGACACACCATTTGACTGTGCCATCATTGTTCCAAAAATGCTGATTCCAAACAATCCTGCGATTGCCATCTTCACTGTGTTGTTCATATTCCACCTCTGTGTTCATTGTACCATTTTATTATAGTAACAAGATCCTCGGATTTTAGAGTTTTTTGATATTCTTTTGCAACTTTGTCTGAACAGTTGAAGTATGCCTTAATTGGCTCAAGTTCTTTGATATCCACTCTCTTGCTCCACTTGGCGAAAAGATTCTTCTTGGGAAGAGCATGAAAGTAGAAGTCAAATTGTGCTTTCTCAGGAAGTGAATGGTATTTATTGAGTTCATTCGCGAACACAACCAAGTCCTTCCTTTGGCTCATTGCGAGATTGGTGATGTATGGCAGATACCCTGACAAGTCATCAGGATACTTTTTGTCTGCGATGTTTTTGATGTAGTCAAAAGGCGACTTCTTCTCGACCTTGACTTCAAAGGTTTCTTCTTCCTGAATGATGTTTCCGAAGAGGTCGATGTTCATCGCCACTTGATTCCCTTCATGCACTCGACGACGAATGCAGCCAAGTTGATCTCTGGATTCGCAACGAATGCTGCCCTGTGTTGATACTCACCCATGATCAGAATCAGGTTGGGGATTGAGTCAGGTGCAACCAAATCATTCATGTTGTCATACAGGTCAGAAAAAAGTGAGTCGGGGTCAGGATTGTCAGCGATCCATTGCCGACACTCCTGGAACTTCCCCGATCTCATTGAGTTGACAAGAGTTTTGACCTTGGAACTGTCAATCACAGCCAGAACTCCAGAGTCAATGGTTCCACCAATGTTTGCATATCTTTGCAATTCATTGAGGATCCGACGATTGTCAGGATAGAAACGTTTGATCGTTTCAAACACTGCATCATTTACAAAGTCGACCTCTTCATCACGAAGAATGTCGAGAACTCTCTTTGCGAGAGACGCTTGCAGTTTGACCAAATCGCTCTTGTCAATGTTGAAGTCGATGACCGAACACCGACTGTGCAGAGGTGCAATGATCTTCTGTTTGAAGTTGCACGTCAGAATGAAGCGACAGTTTGCACTGAATGCTTCAATCAGGTTTCGCAGTGCTGCTTGTGCTTCTGGTGTGATGTAGTCTGCCTCATCAAGGATCACGACTTTGGTCTTGCCATTCGTTGACATTGTGCCAGCGAACGACTGAACCTTTGATCGAACCATGTCGATGCCTCGAGTCTCTGATCCGTTGATGATGATGTAGTCACAACCAAGTTCATTGCACAACGCACGTGCGACAGTTGTTTTGCCAGTTCCTGCAGTGCCAGACAACAGCAGATTGATGATCTCGCCCTTATCCCTGAGGTTTACGAAAACCGACTTCAGGTTGTCAGGCAGGATGCAATCTTCGATTGTCAAAGGACGATATTTTTCACACCACAAGAACTGATCTTTCATTACTCTACTCCGTTGATTTCTTGATATAACTCTTCAAACTCTTCGTGCAACGCAACCTCTTCAGAGAAGTTGGCAGCGAAGGCAACCTTCGCCATTTTTCGAAACACCCTTGGAGTTATAGTTGTCTCTTCCTTGATTTTTGAAACGATTTCTTTTTGGAGATCACGTTCCGCAGCAGTGCGTGTGAAAGAGTCACACATTTCAGACAGTGCACCTTGCACGATTTTCTTTTCATCTGATGTCATTTCAGTATTTTCCCATGTTTTTTGATGTATGAAATAGATTTTCCAGTTGCTTCGGAAGCAGCAGTGAGGGTGTCGTAGACTTCGCCTTCGAACTCAACAGCAATGGCGTTGCCTGCTGCTGTGCCTGACTTGCCCCACTTGAACTGCCCTTTCCATTTTTTCTCGAAGTCTTTACTTTTGCTCATTTCTCGATTCAAGTAATTTTATCAAGTGAAGAGGCACGAGCAAGTGAAGTTTATAATTCTCTGAGTACTCATCATCTTTGATTTTCTCAGACAACCGTTCCATCATGTTCAGTGCGTCAGACACACTGACCTCAAGAACCTTCTGATGCAAAGTTTTGCCACTCTCAAGATACTTCTGAGCAGCAAAGTGTGCCTCAAAGAGCAGGTCTTCGAACTGCTCTCTTTCTTCAGTCGTCAACTCGGGTTTCACGAGCCATACTTCCCGTCTGGCTGGAGAGCAACGAAGTAGTTGATTCCGGAAGTGCTTCCAGAGAACTGAGACAAACCTTTCGAGCAGATGTTGACATCATAGTCGTCAACAACCATCTTCATCTTTTCAACGCTGATTGACAGAGAGTAATCAACATTGTGATCAGCGACGCTCTTGATCTGGAAAGAGTTTGAGTTTGGCTTGGTTTTGTCGTGAACCTTGACCGTGCCGTTCTCAAACGTCAGATCAGTTGCTGCGTTCGCAGACGCTGCCTTGACCAAAGTCTGAAGTTGCTCTTTGGTGATTTTGGCTGTCACTTCAGTCGAAGGAAGTGTCACACCATTCTCAGGTGGAGCAGTGATGATCGAAGGATCAGCGTAGAAGTAGTTCTGCTCCTGCTCGCCTTCAGAGATCACAACGTGTGATTCTTGGAAATCCAGATCTGGATCTTCGAACAACCCGACAACACCGAGGAACTCGTTGAGGTCATAGATTGCGAAGTCGCGATCAAATGTTTCTTCAATCTCAACCTTCGCGAACACGTCTTTGACGTTTGAGATGGTTTGAAGTTGATTGCCGGACTTGATGATGATCGACTGGTTGATGCCAGCGAAGTTTTTCAAGATTGCTTGGGTTTTTTTGCTCAGTTTCATACTGCTTCCTTTTTCAGATACTTGAGGATGTTTTCGGGAGATGTCTCACCATATGGATCGGCATCAGAACCGTTGTAGTTGTTTCCTGGTTCTTCCCAGAATGCTTCGATGACGCCATCGTCAACGACCATGGCATATCGCCACGAACGATCACCAAAACCAAGATGACGTTTGTTGACCAACATGCCCATCTCGCCTGTGAAGTCACCGTTGCCATCAGGGAACATTTCAACGTTGAGAACGTTCTGTTGATCAGCCCAACACTTCATCACGAATGCGTCATTGACTGATGCACAGATGATGCCGTCAATGCCAAGATCTTCGAAATCACCGAAACGATCTTCGAATGTTGGCAGTTGGAAAGTTGAGCAAGTTGGTGTGAATGCTCCTGGTAATGAGAAGAAGATCACACGACGACCAGCAAAGTAGTCACCCGAGTGCTTCAGATCCCAGCGGAATGGATTTGGTCCACCGACAGACTCATCGCGTACACGCGAATAAACTGTTGTGGTTGGTATGCGATCACCGACCTTGTCGTGGTCGGCACCTTGATCGAATTCATAGATCATATTTCTTTTCCTTCATAAACTCTGTTGTGAGTGTTGTTGACTCGCACGAATGTCGTGCACTTTGAAAGTTCTCGCAACTCCTTCGCTCCCACGTATGTGCAGGCAGAACGCAACCCTCCGAGGATGTCATTCACTGTGTTCGTTATAGCACCCTTGAATGGAATTTTTACTGTTTTTCCTTCAGAAGCACGATACTCTGCGACGCCACCTGCGTATGCGTCCATCGCTGTGTCAGATGACATGCCATAGAATGTCTTGAACATTGCTCCTTCTTCGACTACAGTTTCTCCGCCACTCTCTTCGTGACCAGCAAACATACCACCCAACATAACAAAGTCAGCACCAGCTCCCAGAAGTTTGACGACATCTCCAGACGACCGACAACCTCCATCCGCCATAATTCTTCCACCCACACCATGAGCAGCATCAGCACATTCAATAACAGCACTGAGCTGAGGATAGCCAACGCCAGTTTTAGTGCGAGTTGTGCACACTGATCCAGGACCGATCCCAACTTTGACCACATCTGCGCCAGCAAGGATAAGTTGCATCGTGATGTCGCCTGTGACCACGTTTCCCGCAATAATCGTGATGTCTGGATTTTCATACTTAAAGGATCTGACGAATTCGATGAATCTTTCGGTGTATCCATTTGCGACGTCGATGCAGACATGTTTGATGTTTCCTTTTGGTAGTTTTGACTTGAGTGTGTTCCACTTGTGAAGATCAGCATCAGTGATGCCCATGCTGTATGCAGTGTGTTCACGAGGTGTGAAGAAGAAGTCGTACAAATCTTCAATGTCGTAGTGTTTGTGCAGACACGTCATCATCTTGAACTGCTCAAGGACTGTCGCGATTTCAATCGTTCCTGTTGTGTCCATGTTTGCAGCGACAATGGGAACTCCTTTGAAGAACCCGAAGTCACGTTCAATGACAACCTCAGAACGAGAGGTCAGAGTCGACCTCTTTGGGCGGATCAAGACATCGTCAAGATCTAGTTTAATATCATCTTCTATTCTCATGAACACCATCCTCTTTTCATTTGTACGCTGACGCTGTCAGTGTTCTCAAGTTCTTTTATAGTCAGAGGCACAGAAAATTTATTGTACCCTTCGATTCTTGAGTTGAAGAACAGAACCTTGTTTTCAAACGACACCAAAGGATACAGGTTGTGTTGTCTGCAGACTTGTTTGTGTCCAAGATCAAACACCAATTGCCTTGGTTCAGCAACGATTTGTTTCACTTGTTCCGATGGGTTGTAAGTGTTTGATATCCAACTGTCTTCTGTTTTGATACGAAACCTTTCTTCTTCCCAAGGATCAAACTCAGTCATGGTAGTTTCCATCACTTCGTCAACAGCACGAAGAAAGTTCTGATTCCATTCGCTTTTGACATCGATCTCAAGAGTGCCGTCAGTTTTGAAAGCGACACCTGCGACGGAATGATTGAATGCCATCTCGTCAAAGTCAGAGAAAACTTCACTTATCATTTTCTTTCTGTCAACCCCTCCTTTGTCATAAGCCATCTTCAACTCAGCAATGGTTTTGCCCTTGATGGTACCATCGACAGTTTTCTTACCAAGATGCCTGTCAGCAACTCTGGAGCGAGATACCCAAATGTCCATGACTATGGTGTCTCCGTGACTTTCAACTATTTTGAAGTCTGAGACATAACCTGAATTGGCTGTGAGAATCTGATTCTTTGTGACCTTGTTGTTTTCGACCACAACATCTGAAACTGTGAGTTTGCCAAAGACTTCTGTCAGTGCTTTGTCAAAGGCAAGTTTTCGTTTCTCCTCAAGAGTATCTTTGCTGGTTACTTCGACTCTGACTTCGATTGTTTCTTTTTCTGACGCACTGTCAGAAGCAATCCACTGACCCAGTTTTAGAACAGCTGAAACTGGAGAAGAGAAAACAACACCAAGATCAAAATCCGAATGAGCTGGCGTTGAAAGCATCAACGCCAAAGCCAGAGCAAACCGCCTCATCGTACTGAAACCCGAAGCAAATCAGATGCTGCTTGAGTGTCTTTCGACCATTTCATGACTGCAATCCACACTTTGCCGTCTTGAGAAGGACGACCACCTATCATCCAACCAACTAGGCGACCCGAAGAAGAGATCTTTCGAGTTTCGTCAACAAGAGTCTTCTCGACAGTCTTGGCTTTCCGCTGAGTTGAAGTTCCGGACTGCCTCTCAGGAACGTTTACATCATTTGAGGCAATCTCATCTTCAAGTGCTTCCGCGTCAATAGCTCCATTGTCGTCTTTGATGTAGTTGTCGAGAGTGTTGTCTTCGGCAAGGTCAATGGTTTGACCAATCAAGTCAACTCGAGACTCAGTCTTTGTTTCCGAGCCATACACAAACTCAACCAACTTCTGTCGAGCAAGAGATTCTGCCACTATTTTGTAGTTTGAAGTGTATGCTGGGACAGAGGCAGTGACTTCGATTTCATCCAACTCGCCTAAGAGTGTGTAAGTCAGTTTCACACCACCATCTGCCCACTCAGAAGAGATTGTGCGCTCTTTGATTGGATCGCTTTCGTTCACTGAGTTTGCCACTTTCTCATTCAAAGCTGTTCCTTGAAAAGAAGAACAACCACCCAAAGCTGCCAATGCAGCAACCAACAATAACTTTTTCATTGTTTCACCGTTTCGATTTCAAAAATGTAGGTCTTGATATTTTTAGGAAAGGTCAGTTGACCGGACTGAACTTCCTTTTCCACGAGGTGCCATTCGGCACCCTTGTTCTGACGTTCTTCAACCATGTCAAAAAACTCTTGATTGTCTGTGCCAATGATGGCAGCGAAAAGAACCCAGATCATGCTGCCTCCGCGAAGGAGACTGCTTCTTTGACCGCATTGATCTTTTGCTTGCGACCAGCACCGAACCAGACTGAGTTCAGACGAGCATCGTTCGTGCGACCCATCTGGTGATCAGTGATGTAGGTCACTGCGTTGAGTGCCTGCCACCATGAACCACGAGCGAACTCTGCTCCTGGTTGTGTTTCAAACACTTCATATGCCAACTGAGCATTGCGACGCAACTTGCCGTCTTTGGATGACTCGCCGAAAACCTTACCCAAGAACTCTTTGAACTTCTTGTCTTCAACTTGCTTCGAACCAAGGAACTCAGCGACTTGCTTGTATTCGTCCATTGTGTTGCGAGCAATGCCAAGGATCTCTTTGACTGCTTCAGGATCGAACTCACCACGGTGGTTGACCTTCGCGAAGTTCTGTGCCTTTGAGTTCAGAGACATTGTCAAAGTGTTGTTGCACACAACACGGATCGGTGTGAAACGAACGTCAACACACTGACCGAACATGTGTGGGTTGGAGAAGAGAAGATATCCTTCAACCTTGTCGTCACCGAACACTGTGAAGTCAGAAGAGACTTTCGCCAGTGCCCAAATGCGGCGACCTTCGAGAAGAGAACCTGCAGTGTGCATGGTCATGTCACCAGCATCGCAGAACTCCTGGAAGAAGTCGAAAGCAGTTGAGTTTTGGACAGGTGTCCAGTTGTTGCCAACAAGATCGAGAACCTTGTTGTCAGAGGTGCGAACCAATGCATGCTTCTTTGGCACTTGAGCACCATCAGCAAGATACATTGGTCGCTTTTCGACAGTCCAATCAAGACCAGAGACTTTCATCATCTCAGCAGGAGAGATGCCTTCATCAACGCGAACACCCAAACCGTGCCATGGTGTCTCACCAACATATGCCATTTGCGCTTCGCCATTGATCATTTCCAATTCATGTGCCATTTTGATTTCCTCATCAATCATTTTCAGTACACACGTTATAGTTATGGATTGTAGTTTTTTTTAATTAATTTCGTATATTTTTGAGATTGCTTCAGCACATGCTCTGGCGACTTCCATGTGCTCTTTCTGTGTGCCGTTCTCACGACGCAGTTCAATGTAGTGAATCCAAGAACGAAGAGTCCCGTTCATGTAGAGACGCGACTTGGTCAAACCTTCAGGAAGCAAAGCACGTGCTTGTTCCTTTGCGATGCCCAGTTTGATTGCTCGTTTGTACTCGCGTTCTGCCATCCACATCACACGACCCTGAATCCGAAACCACTCATGATCAAGTTCTTTGTCTTCAACCATGATTGAGTTCTGACGATTCTTTTCATCCTGAAGACGTGCTTCACGTCGAACAAACATCTCATCAAACTCAGTCTCAGGGTTGGCGTATCTTTGACTGAACTCTTGGAAACTGAAACTGCGATGACGAAGGATCTGTCGTGCGATGTCTCGTGTGGTCTCTATCTCTAGACAGATTGAAACCATTTCGAATGGAGACCAGTGTGCGTGTTTTTTCAGATAGTTCAGAAGACGATCAGTTGTCTCTGTGTTCATTTGATTTGATGGATTCGAAACACGAGCACAGAAGGCAACGAGATCTTTGATGTCACCGATGCCTTCAAATGCCCCTGTTGGTTCCGAATGACTGACTAGTCTCACCTTCATTCAGTTTTCCTCCGATTGAAAGAGAAGTCTGGCACGTTCGAGGACTGCACTGTTCGTTGTTGGTCCAAAGGTGATCGTGCCCATATGATTCAAAATGAACTTGCGATCGAGGAACACCTGACCGCCAAGATCTCTCCAGTTCTCACAGAAGAACCAGTCCTCAGAAAGGTAGGTGTCGTCACGAACTTCAACGTCGAACCAAGTGTGGATTCTCTTGCTTATATTGATACCTTGATCGGAAGTGAACTCTACGACTTTCTCGTGTTCTTTCATTTTCTCGATGACCTGACGTTCAATGAGAAGGAAACCTGTGCCAGTGCGTGACACTTCCATGATTTCAGAGTCGATGTATCCACCTTCGACAGGATTCGCAACTGCTTCGAGAGGCAGAGACTTCAGAGGATAGCAACCACCAATCAGTGGTTTCTTGTGTTGAAGGAGACGGATCAGATGTCCAGGTTCCCAACCAATGTCAGCATCGACAAACATCAAGTGAGTGTATTGTTCGGATTCTTCGAAGTATTTCACGATTGTGTTTCGACCACGAGTGATCAAACTCTCGTTGGCGAGAGTGTAGGTGTTCCAATTGATTCCAAGCGAATTAGCAATTGCTGCCCACTTGATGAAAGAGGTGAAACATGCTTCTGTCATCATTCCGCCATATGCTGGAAGTCCGAAACAGATGTTGACTGACTGAAGATATTCCCGATCAGGAATTACTTCTGTTGGAGTGTTTGTGATGTAGATCATACCCTTTCCCATGGAACGTTTTTGTCACCAAAGTGACCAAACACACATTCTTTGCTGTAGTTTGTGAAGTTGAAAAGATCGAACTGACGAATGATTCCAAGAGGAGTCAGGTCGTGTGTATCGATCATGCCACGAATGGCTGCTTTTTGTCCGTCAGTGTCAATGTAGATTGCCATCGGTTCTTTCACACCAATCGCATATGACAACTGAACTGTGCACCAGTTGCACATTCCGAATGCGACTGCTTTCTTCGCAAGGAACCGAGCCATGTATGCAGCAGAGCGATCAACCTTCGTTGGATCCTTTCCTGAGAAAGCACCACCACCGTGAGGAGCATAGCCACCGTATGTGTCAACGATGATCTTGCGACCTGTCACACCAGCATCACCGTCTGGTCCACCAATCACGAAGTTGCCTGTTGGATTGATGTGGAACTTCGTTTGACCATCTACATAATCACCAAGAACTCCACGTGCACATGCTTCTGCTAATGCACATGCCTGATCGTAGTTTCCTTCCGTGTGTTGCGTCGAAACAACCACTGCAGTCGCACGAGTTGGTTTGCCATCTTCGCCATACTCAAAAGAAACTTGAGACTTGGCGTCTGGTCCAAGAATGCCATTGTCATACCCAAGTTCACGTGTCTCAGCGAGTGCCTTCAAGATTTCGTGCGAGTAGTGAATGGGTGCAGGCATCAAAGACTCAGTCTCGTTGCAAGCATATCCAAACATGATGCCTTGGTCGCCTGCTCCGAAATCGTCAGTTCCAAGACCGATGTCACCAGACTGAGCATGGATCTTGTTGATGATGTCAACAGACTTCCAACTGAAACCTTCTTGGTCATATCCAATCTCTTTGATTTTTTTGATGATGACGTCTGACACTTCTTCTCTGGTCAGGTTGAAGTTCTTGGCCTCACCAGCAACCACAACAGTGTTTGTCGAGACCAGAGTCTCAATGGCGACACGAGTTGTCTCGTCACCTCTTTTCAATGCTTCGTCGAGCAATGCGTCGCTGATCTGATCAGCGATCTTGTCTGGGTGTCCTGCTGACACCGATTCACTTGTGAAAATATAACTCATTTGTGACGCTTCCATTTCAATATTTGTACTCCTCATTCTTGAATGGACCATCGATAGGCACGTTGATGTATTCTGCTTGCTGTTCTGTCATTCGCATAATTTTTCCACCGAAACCTTCAACCATGTATCGAGCAACTTCTTCGTCCAACTTCTTGGGAAGAATTTTGACACTGATCTCGTTTGGTGTGTTTCGATACATTTCAATCTGAGCCAACACTTGGTTCGCAAATGAGCCATCCATGATTCGTGACGGATGACCTGTCGCGTTGCCAAGATTGACGAGACGACCCTTTGCCAGAAGAATGATGTAGTCGTCTGGATCTTCTGAGCGATAGATCTTGTCGACATTCTCTTTGATTTCTTCCACTTTGAAGTTTTCATACAAAAACTGTGTGTCGATCTCGTTGTCAAAGTGTCCGATGTTGCAGACAACAGCACCTCTCTTCAGCTGATGAAGATGACCTGAACTACAGACGTTGATGTTTCCTGTTGCTGTCACAAGAACGTCAGTCACGGCAACATATTCACTTGGAAGAACCACCTCAAAACCGTCCATACATGCTTGCATTGCGCAGATGGGGTCAATCTCTGTGACTCGAACAATCATACCTTCCTGTCGCAATGAAGCAGCAGAACCTTTGCCCACATCTCCATATCCTATGACCAATGCTTGCTTGCCCATCAACAACATATCAGTTGATCTCTTGAGAGCATCGTTCAAACTATGACGGCAACCGTACTTGTTGTCGTTCTTTGCCTTTGTGACAGCATCGTTGACGTTGATCGCAGGAATCTTCAGAGTGCCTTCTTCCAGCATCTTCCACAGACGATGAACACCTGTCGTTGTTTCTTCAGTGACACCTTTGATGTTTTCCAGCAAATGAGGATACTCGTTATGGATCATTGCAGTTGCGTCACCACCGTCGTCGAGAATCATGTTTGGTTCCCAACCTTCAATGGTCTGACGAATGCACCATTCTGCATCTTCTTCAGACTGTCCTTTCCAAGCGAAGACAGGAATGCCTTGGTCAGCGATTGCTGCTGCAGCATGGTCTTGCGTTGAAAAGATGTTGCATGATGACCACTTGACCTCAGCACCAAGATCAACCAAAGTCTCAATCAACACTGCGGTTTGAATGGTCATGTGAATGCAACCAACAATCTTGGCACCTGCCAGTGGTTGTTCATCCTTGTATTGTGAACGGATAGCCATCAATGCTGGCATTTCCTTTTCAGCAAGAGCGATTTCCTTTCGCCCAAAATCTGCAAGACTTATATCTGCTACTTTGTATTTCATACAGTTTCTCTTTTTTCTACTACGTGGTCTGCGAGTCCAAAATCAACTGCTTCCTGCGCTGTCAGATATGTGTCAAACTTCATGACCTCTCGCAACTCTTCGAACGTCTTCCCTGCCGTGTTGTGTTTCTCATACATCCGTGTGAGATCATCGTTGATTCTCTTTGATTCTTCGAGACGACGTTTCGCGTCTTCAAACTCAAGTTCCTGAACGTGGACTGAACCAGACGTTCCTTGTGTTCCTGAACTGACACGATGAATCATGGTGCGTGCGTTTGGCAGAACATATCGATTTCCTGCTTCACCTGCCATGGCGAGGAACGAACCCATTGAACATGCTTGACCAATGACGATTGTGTGCACAGGTGAACTGATGTACTGCATGGTGTCGTAGATTGCCAGACCTGCAGTCACCGAACCTCCTGGAGAGTTGATGTACATCACGATCGGTGCCGTGTCGTTCTGACTCTCGAGCAGAAGCAACTGAGCCACAATGTGATTGGCCATCGCTTCGTCGACCACCTCTGTCAAGAAGATGATGCGATCTTTGAGCATGCGACTGTAAACATCGTATGCTTTCTCACCATCTTTGTTCTTTTCAATAATTACCGGATATGGCATCATTCGTCCCCTTTTGGGAACTTCACACCAATGCCACCCAGACCACAGTAACCATTAGGATTCTTGACCAGATAGTTCTGATGATACTCTTCTGCTGTGAAGTACTTACCGAGAGGAGCAACCTCTGTGGTGATGGTGCCATGGCCAGCATTGTTCAGCAGAGACTGATACTGAGCCAATGTTTTGTTGATGACATCCTTTTGCTCGTCGCTGGTGTAGTAGGCAGCAGAACGATACTGCGCACCCACATCATTGCCCTGACGATCGCCTTGGGTTGGATCATGTGACTCCCAGAACTTCTTCACCACGGCATCCGTCGAGGTGACCGATGTGTCATACTTCACGCGAACGACTTCAGCATGGGATTTGCCAATGCCGAATCTTGATAATCTTGCTGCTGCCATAACTTTGTAGTACGTTGCATCGTCCATGTCGCCACCCGCATAACCTGATTCAACATCCAGGACACCAGGAAGTTCACTCATGCGTTTCTCTGCACCCCAAAAACATCCCATACCAAACACGATTTCTTCTGTTGCTGCCATAGCATTGCTCCCAATGGCTGTTGCCAATATTGCTGCTGTGATTAGTTTTTTCATTTTCATTCGTCCCCTTCTTTCACGAACACTCCATCGACCATTCTACCCTTTCGGTCTTTGATATCGTTATAGGCAACTTCAAGGCATTCGTACAAAGAAAGACCATTTCTTTCTGCGATATTGATCAAAACAACCATCATGTCACCGATGTCGTCGGCAATGCTCTTGCCTTTGCAAAGATTGTCAGACAGTTCACCTGCCTCTTGAATCAGTTTCATGAACTGATCTTTGTCAGTTGCACCGTCAATCAGATTGCGATCGTGGTGCCATTGAGCCACTGCTCTTTCAAGTTCTTCGAGTGTCATTGAGTTCTCCAGATTGCTGTGCCTTCACATGCTTTCAAAATCTCTTCGTCAAGCAGTTCGCTTGTTGGCTGAGTGGTTTTCTCGATGGTCTTCTTGACTGTGTGCATTCCTTCGAGTCCATAGATTTCTGCATCCTTCTCGGCATGAATGCTCTTCAATCCTTCTTTCTTGATTGGAACTGGATCCAACTTCAACATCTCAAAGACTTTGTCCATCGTTGCCTGTGTGTCTTCAACCAAATCGTTGTATTCAATGATGTGGATTTTATCTTGATTTTTCTTTTCATAGATGTCTCTCAACTGATTGAGATGACGACCGACAACACCAGTTTCACCAATCAAAGTGAGGCAACGATTGCGATCATTGATTTCATTGTATCCTTGAAGAACAACATCTCTGTCAATGAAGTTCATTTTACCTTCGCCTTTGAATGGGTTCTTCTTGACCAAACGAATGAAAGAAGCAATCACTTCATCAAGGTCTCGAACACAAGTGAGGATTGGAGTTTCAAACTCTCCAAACTCGAGATATTGAAACTGATTTGTCCAAGCACGACTCTTGTCAACAACGACCTGTTTGTCTGTCTTGTCGTGATACCAAGAACGTGGGATTGACTTCATCAGTTCGTAGACAGCATCCTCTTTTGGTTCTGCTTTGTAAAGTTCGTGATTTCCAATGAATGAGTTGGCGTTTGCCATCATGTCAAAGACTGGGGTGGAAGCACTTGAGTATGCTTCTGGGTGTTGATTGATAAGAGTGGAGAGCAGTGTGCTACCCGAACGTGGCAGACCTGCCATTGCATAGAATCTCATTTTTTTTTCCTTCAAACTCTGGAGTGGACGACAGGAATCGAACCTGCCTAAAACTGATTTGCAGTCAGTCGCCTAACCTATCAGCCACGTCCACAAAATTGGCTGCTCGACCAGGACTCGAACCTGGGACCAAGAGATTAACAGTCTCCTGCTCTACCTACTGAGCTATCGAGCAATTAATTGGCCTCGTCGGCAGGACTCGAACCTGCGACCCTCTGCTTAGAAGGCAGATGTTCTATCCAGCTGAACTACGACGAGATGATCTTATTATAGTGTTCCTCTCTGTATTTTTTCTTGAGGAACCACTTGTTTCGTTGAAAATATTCCCTTGCTTCTTCTTCGGCAGCGCGATGAGTCCATTCAAGAATCTCGTCTTTGTACTCGAGATACTTTTCGTTGCACCACTGGCGAAAAGTCATTGCTTCTTCCTCGTGGCGCGACCTCTGACTTGCGCGACTTCACGAGTCATCTTTCCAACCAAAATGTCATATGCAGTTGTCGAGAGTTCTTCTCTTCGCTTCGCTCCACACAACTCACCGTGTTCATAGAAAAAGACCTTGCCGTTCGTGTTCTTCAAAATCGAACAGAAGGCATGAAGCGAACTAACCTTTGCACGATTGGTTGCTTCGGTGTGATCCAAAATGTCTTCTTCTATGTAGCTGAAGTTGCGGTCAATGATGTAGATCTTGTTCATCAGAATGGCACTCCGTCTTCAACAATCGCTTCCACAAAAGGTTCTGAAGAATAGTACTCAGACAACTCTTGCTTGATTGTCGCGAACTCATCGATCGCAGCAGCACACTCGAGCATGCCCAGTTCACTGCGTGCTTTGTCTTCAAATGCGCGACTGTCAAGACTGAAGTTCTCTTGCGCGAATGTCTGACCTGAAAAGATTGCTTGACTCATTTTGCTCATACTTCGTTCCTCTTCTTGTGTTTTACGTTATAGTTGCGTTTCAAATCTTTTTTACGATCGCGGAAAGTTTTTGCTTTGTTGAACTTTCCAGCGAACTTCGCGACTGGGTTCACGAGATCAACTCAACGCGACTGTCATACTCCATGAAACCGTTTTCAAACGGGATGTATGCTTCTTCGCCTTCACGACCGAAATCAGCACCGTCTTTCTCAACGATGATAGTGTAGGCATCGTACATGTACATGCCTGTGACAGGATGAGTGATTTCGCCTTTAGCGATCACTTTACCTTCGATGTATGCTTCTTTGTTGCCCATGAAGTCATAACCACGGATAACCTGACCAACTTCTGCAAGATTTTCAAATTTCAACATAGTCTTCTCCTCAATTTCAATACAGTAAGTATGCACTAGTTGCGCAGAAAAAGCAACGATTATTTTTCGTTATTTGCTACTTTTTTTCTTCTGGTATTTGAAACACTTAGCAAGGTATTGAAAACTCTTAGGTAGGTGTTGGGGATCAGGAATGGGACGATCGCCCATCCATTTGAGGAATTCCTCGAACTCAGACAATGACATGACGAACCTCGAGGAAACAGGTGTTGACGACTCCGTCGTCTCTTTGAACTTTGAAGAAACACTCACCGTTGTTCAGTGCCTCTTGCCATTTGGAGAAAGTGAGTTGTTCTTTGTGATACTCATACGCGATGTCAGCATCATCGTACATGAACACTTGAATATTGGATGCTTGGAGACCTTCAGGTGTTTCAGAGATCATCGTCCTTCGTGTGAAAAGTTTGAACTCTTTCTCAACGGTAGTTGCTGGCAATCCAGTCGACATCTAGAACCTCCGTTGGATTTGGATCTCCATGGAACACGCAGACTTTGCCTCCTTCGGGCACAGTTCGACCGAACCACTGACTTCGATCTCCCGCTGTTTTGCCCCTGTGCTGTCCTTTTTTAAACGACCACAGCCACTCATCAGGAAAGACATTGAGAAAATCAGGGTAATAATTAAGATATGCAGAAGTGACGTTTTGATCACCGAAGAAGTGAATTTGTTTTTGATAGTCAAGCCACTGTCTCTTGTTCTGAAGATAGTATTTATAAAGACCTTCAGTTCTGCGGTTGTCAAATCTCACGACTGACGAGTTGTACTCTTTTCCTGGGAGGAGTCCTTTGTTTGGCCGAATAAAGTCTCGAGTAATGCCAAAGCTAGGATGCTCGAAAAAGCAATCAATATTATCGACAACAACAACGTCGAGATCCAAGTAAAGATACTCACCATTTGGTAGCACTCCTGGGTTGTAGAGTTGAAACTTGCACCACCAACCTGTGTCGTCAGTGTCGAGCTCAACTGCGTGAATGTTTGGGAACTTGTCATACCGTGTAACGTCATCAGTCAAACAGTAGAACTTGAAGTCCTTTGTTGTGTTCCGTTTGACCATGTTGAACAAACGAAGTGTGTATTCAACTGGATACTTCTTCCCCCAGTTGACGCAAGCAACATCAGTCAAGTTTCCCTTCCTCTCTCATTTTTGCACGGATTTTGGTTGCGCTGATGTTGTGGATTTCTTCGCCCAAGTCATGCTCGGTGAAAGTGTATCCAACTCCTCGACCATAGCTGATGTCAACGATGTTTGGAACCAACATGATGTCGTAGTGTTCCATGTGATGGTATCCTTTCCGAGCCAAACCTTTGATGATGTTGTCACGGACTGTGACGTAATCGAATGGATTGTCGTCTTGTTTGGCAGTTCTTCCGCCACCAGCATCTTCGCCGACAATGCCACCCACATCACGAATCATGATGAGAACCTGACCAGTTTGTGCCAGTGCCTTTTCAAACAATGCGGCATGACCATCATGCCATGGTTGCCATCTTCCCAACATTTGCGTGGTTGGTTTTCTCGGGTCAAACATCTTTCACTCCATATCTGATTTTTGTGTACCACACTCTCTCATGAATGTAATAGAGAATGAACTTGACGATTAAATCTGCGAGAAAAACAAATCCGATCGTCTTTGCTGGAAGACCAAAGAGCCATGCACCAAGTGCGGTGGTCAGACTCGCGATGATCCTCCAAGTGACTGCTTTAGCAAGGTGACGTTTCTTCTCAACCGATTTCATTGGCCAATGCCTCGATGTCTTTGTCGCTTAGCCAATGAACGAAGTGATAGTCTGCATTGGTCGGTTTCTCGAACATTTTGTTCGTGTCTTCAAACCGACCTTCCTTGATTGTGTCCATCCAAATCGTGATGTCAGGATTGAAAATGTTTCGAGTGATTTTGGTTGGGCAAACGAAATCACAAATGACCTTCCTGCCCTGATCGCTCTCAAACATCGCCAATGCTGCCATGCGGAAAGACTGTCGGTGACGACCATCGGGAGTGAAGTCCCAATCGTCTGCCATCTCACGAATCTTGTCAGCATTGTACCAAGCACAGTTGTCCAGATGTTTTTGAAGTCTCTCTGCCAAGTGAGTCTTGCCTGAACCTGGAAGACCCATGATCAAAATCTTCATTTCTTGAATCCCACTGACTCGCGGATAATGTCGTCTTGAACCAACTCCGCATAATACAACTCAAAAGCAACGCAGTCTTCGATGACCTCGAACTGATGATAGACTCCAGGAGGCACGGTGCAATAATCACCTGCTTCCAAGATGGTTTCGTCAACAAGATCGTAACTGTTCTGCCACTCACGAATCAACAGTTTGCCAGACTCAACGAAGAAACCGTTGGTCTTTGATTGGTGTGCGTGCTTTGAACAAACTCCACCTTTCTTTGCTTCGATGCGATGAAACTCCAGAACTCCTGGAATCAGAGCAACCAGAACAGTTTCTCCCCACACCTTTCCTTGTTTGTTAGCCATTCGTAACCTCAACTATCCTTTTCAATCTTTCTGTTATAGTGTGAAAGTCTTCAAGTTTTATCATGTTCGGTCCATCTGATGGAGCATTGTCTGGGTCAGGGTGAACCTCTAGAAAAAAGTTATCAACCCCACATGCTGCAGCAGCGTAAGCCAAGTAAGGAGCGTAAGCCCGATTGCCCCCACTAACACCTTGTCCACCTCCTGGTCGCTGGACTGCGTGGGTGGCGTCCATAACGATAGGAGTGTCAAGATTGTCAAGCATCCAGCGGATGCCAGTGTAATCAGTAACCAAGGTGTTGTAGCCAAAACTTGTTCCTCTTTCAGTAACCCAAACCTCTGCGCCTTTGCACTTTGACAAGATTCCAGGAACGTCCCAAGGTGCAAGGAACTGTCCTTTCTTGATGTTCACAATCCAATCGTCATACTGTGTTGTTTTGTGAATCAAATCTGTTTGACGACACAAGAATGCTGGAATCTGTATGACATCGATGATTTTTGAGAAATAAACTCTGATGTCTCTGACATCTTCAGTTGTGTGAACATCAGTCAGAATCTTGAGATCAGAACCCATCCTGTATTTCATCATGCCAAACTCGTCGAGAGTGACGTGAAGTCCTTGACCACGTTGAGTTCCTTCAGACGAACGATTCGCTTTGTCATACGATGCTTTGAAAATGTACTCAACACCGAGTTTGTCACAAACCTCAGCACAATGATCAGCGATAACCAACGATTGATCAAGAGTCTCGTGTTGACATGGTCCAGCGATTATTCTCATCCTTGACCACGATACTTTTTGTAACTGCGTTTCTTTGCTTTGTTCATTGAAGAAAGTTTGACGTTTTTTCTTCCAATGCTTGTTCCTTTCTTATTGATCTCAGGTGTCCAGGACGTACCGAGACTTGTTTGCTTCGCCATCTATAACTCCAACCATTGTCTGACTTCATCTTTCCAAAGTTCTGCATAATCAACATCTCGATAGTTGTGGAACCAAGGTCCACCATCTGTGTAGTGAATCAACTTTGGATGTTCGCGACTGTGATAGTACCCGACAAGATAGTTCCACTCACAGTCAAGCGAACCAATCTTCTCTCCCGCCCAGTTCATTCTGTGCAAGAACTGAGGAGTCTCTTCATTCACAACGTGCAGATTGAGTGCTTCTTTGCACTTCTCGTTGTTGAAAACCATGACCGATGACCAGTTTTTGCGAGGATACATGTGTTGCACCTTTCCGTCCATTTTGATCATCGTCTCAGGTGAATAATCGTGTTGAACACATGAAACAAGATTTTCTTCTTCGACCTGTTCCATGATCTTACCAATGTCTGCTCGAAGAATCATGTCACAATCCATGAACACTGAAAATCCTTCATAGTTTGAAAGAGCAGGAACAAGGAAACGAGTCAGAGTGAACTCAGTCGAACCCTTCTTGTCATCTTCACGCCAATAGTGTCCTGAATCTCTGACTTCATATTGTCTGATCGGCAACACTTCGATGTTCTGATTGTATTTCTTGATTGAATGAACGCATGCTTGAAACGCAATGTCTTCACGACTGTCCCATCCAACGAAAACTTTGTCTAGTTTTGTCATTTTCTTCTCTCGATGTCTTCCTCTGTGAGGACATCTCCAAACCAAGTCTCAACCACCTTTGCTGGAGTCTTTCCTTTGTTATAGGCACGGTGCCAGACTTGTTTTCCAATGTCGAAACTCTGAGTTGGATCAATCACAGACGTGTGCTTCAAACCCATCCACTCAGTGTCAACGTGAACCTGACCTTGAACAACATGCCAATGCTCGGATCTATGAGTGTGCCTCTGATCTGACAAAGACTTTCCTGGCATGATGGTGAGTTCCTTGACCGCCCATCCTTCGCCTTCATCAAGAACCCGATACCAACCCCAAGGACGTTCAGTCTTGGGATTCTTCCAGTCTTCAAGAATCCATGACGAAGAGTTCATTTTGTTCTTTCCGCCAACACCGAACTTGAACTCAATGTCGAAACCTGATGCTTCGGCCAAATCCATTTCCGGAATGTTCGTCTTTGTTCGATCGCCACCGTTCATGAAGATCAACTGTCCGTCAGGAAACATTGCTGCTGCTCTCTCGATCACGTCGAACGCTGAACCGTCATCGTCATTGAACTCAGTCGCGAAGTTGACATCATGCATTGCTTTGAGAATCTGAAGACGATCGTTGAACGGCATGAATGGTCGACCCTTCTTTCGAATCAACCACTCATCTGAGTTCACACCAACAACCAAGAAATCACATGCCTTCTTTGCTGCTCGAATGTAGTTCACATGCCCCGAATGAATGGGGTCAAATCCACCTGAAATGATTCCGATCTTCATCTTCCGTGCACTCTCACTCTTTCTTTGCTTTCACCAACGAACTTGCGACCACCCTTCATGTGATCAAAGTACTTGCCCAAAGGTCCACTGACCAAAGGATGATTTGACTTGACGCCATATCCGAGATCAACGATCTCAATCAATCCTTCTTTCAGCATTGACTTCGTGGCGTGATCAAACGCGATGCAGTCGTGCCAAGCATCATACTCGAAGATGCGATCGTGATCATAGCACTCAGCATATCTGCGGCACCACTCACCAAAGTTTGGCTTCTCTGTGTTCCAGAAAATGAAACCAGTCTCAGTGTATCCCTGAGGTTTCCACCAGCGAGGAAGACAACCAATGTCAGCATCAGTTGAAGTCAGTTTGTCAAGCATCTCAACAGTGATCGGTTGAAGGATCTTCACGTCACCGTCGATGAACCAGACATACCCTTCGGTTGTTTGTTCGAGAACGTGCAACTGAGCATATGCCTTTCTCGCGAACTTGGCTGCTTGAACTCCAATGTTGCCCTTCGTTCCGAGGTCAAAGATGTCTTTGTCTTTGTTCCTTTCTTCGAATGCTTTCAACCTTTCACCGACTGCTTCATCGAAGTCGATGATCTTCACTCGTTCAGAAACCTGAACGGGAATGTCCTCAGGTTTCTCAACGATCGCGATGACATCCATTTCTTCTGGCCAAAACTCATCGGCAGTTGGAAGACAGTACTTTCCATACTCTTCCCACTTCCAGCTTGGGAATGTCATCATCACTGTGTGTTTCATATTGATGCGTCCATCATGTCTTTCACAAGATCAGCGAAATCATATTCGCGTGTCCAACCAAGTTCTTTTTCTGCCTTCGAAGGATCGCCCAAGAGCAACTCAACCTCAGCAGGTCGATAGAACTTTTCGTTGACGTCAACAACGACTTCGCCTTTCGGATTGTATCCAACTTCGTTCACGCCACTTCCTTCCCAAGTGATGTCTTGACCGATTCTTCTGAATGCGATCTCAACCAACTCACGAACTGAGTGAAGTTCACCAGTCGCCAGAACATAGTCACCACCCTCTGGTTGTTGAAGCATCTGCCACATACCACGAACGTAGTCTTTGGCATGACCCCAGTCACGTTGAGCGTCCAAGTTGCCAAGAGAAATCTTTTTCTGATTGCCTCTGAAGATTTCAGCAACACCCTTGATGATCTTCTGCGTCACGAAATCGCTCCCACGCCATGGAGATTCGTGATTGAACAAAATTCCGTTTGAACCATGAAGACCATACGACTCACGATAGTTCTTGACGATCCAGAATGAGTACAACTTCGCAACACCATATGGCGAGCGAGGATAGAAAGGAGTGTTCTCGGTTTGAGGAGTCTCAACAACTTTGCCGTACAACTCAGAAGTCGATGCTTGATAGAACCGAGTGTGCTCAATGTTTCCTGAGTTGCGAATCGCTTCAAGCAGTCTCGTTGTTCCCAGAGCATCAACTTCACCTGTGTATTCAGGAATGTCAAAAGAGATTCGAACGTGACTTTGAGCAGCGAGGTTGTAGACCTCGTCGAACTTCTTGTGATTGAAAATGTTTTGAAGAGAACTTGAATCAGTCAAGTCACCATATCGAAGATCAAGATTCTTGTTGTCAAGCAAATGCTCGAATCTTGACATGTCGTTTCCGGCATTTCTTCTCATGATCGCAGTCACCTCGTATCCCTTCTCCAAAAGAAGTTCAGCGAGGTATCCGCCATCCTGTCCACTGATGCCAGTCAGGAACGCAGTTTTCATTGTGTCACAGCCTTTTCAATTTTCTGTTTTGTTTCTTCATCGATGTGATCAGGATTGCACCAAACCGCAAGACGAACATGACCAACTTTCTGAGTCAACGGTGTGACTGCGAAATCGCCAAGTTTTTCAACAACCTGATTACAACCAAACTTGTCAATCTCGTAATCAGAGTGCTTTCCATCAATGTAATAGTCATCGAAGATCACGACTTTTGAGTTTTTGACTGCATCGAAGTCACCTTGAATCGCATCAACGCGATGATCACCATCAAGGAAAACAAGATCTGCTTCTTTTGGATTACTCCAAAGAGTGTCTTGTGTCATGCCTTTGACAAGAGTTGTTTCGGAGCAAAGTGGCTCAACCATTTTGCGAATGTGCTCGACTGGTTTTGATTCTTTGCCGTTGCCGACCATGTGATGCCACTCTTTGTCTGAATAGTCAAACACGTCATATCCTGTGTACTCAACATTGAATCCAGCTTTCTGAACCATCTTCACTGCGTTCACACCTTTGGCGACACCGATCTCAATGATGCTTTCTGGTTTCAGAATGTCGATTACATCCAGAATGTATTCATATCTCATTCTTCTCATTTTATTTTCTCCATGTAGTATTCAATAAGGTTTGGGTTCTTCAATTCTTCAACGTTCCAACTTGTCATCGCCCAGTTGTTCAGAATTTGTTCTCTTTTCGACCAATCAAAGTCTTCTGCGTGAATCAGTCCTGTGAGGTCTCCGCTGCATGCTTCCCAAGCGACGCATCTTTTGTCAAGTGCGAAGGTGGGGATGCCTTCAACAATTGACTCGACAGCAGCAGAAGAAGAATGGGTGACAACTGCTGAACTCTCTCTGATCGCGTCAATGACAGTTCTTCTGCTACGATCTCCATGAGTGATTCCAATGTTTGCATGTCTTCTGGCAATCCACTCAGTTGGATTTCGGTCGATATTTGGATGTGCTCTGAGAATAATTCTTCGAGAGGTAATGGATCTGATTCTATCAACAGTGTCCTGAGCCCACTTGAAGAAAGGTTCTTGGTTGTCGTACTGCCATCCCCTTTCGGATTGCAGAATGAATAGGATAGGTTTGTTGTGGTCAGCAGAGGGTTGTCGTTCTTTGAATTTGAATGTTTCTTTGAACCATTCGTATCTTTCGTTCGTTGAGTTTTCATTGAGGAAGTTTCCTTCTCCTGTGACATCACCAAGACCGATCCGGAAGAATCCAGTTTCGTTTCTGTTGATGCCGTTTCTGATGTATGTTGAAAACAGTCCTGTGTCAAGAGCCAAGATTTTCTTTCCGGCAAGTCTGTGCTTGACGATTCTTTGCGCTCTTTCAGTGTCTAGTTTTCTCTGAGTAATTGAGCCGAAAACAAACACGACTTCCGCTTCATCGGAGTTTTCGACATAGGTGTGGGGTGATTTCTGAATCGCTTCCTTCAGTGCGAGGAAGGCAGCAGTGATTTCATTTTGAGGATCGTTTCTCTTTCCTGACTTAATCGTCAAGAAATCGACGTGACATTTCATAACAGGTTCCATCTCGCATCTCTTTGATGCTGTATTGTTTGTACGCAAGGTTCGCAAAAAGCTGTTCTCTATCGAACAGCACTGGAGTATTTATTTGACTGAAGTCAGTGTTTGAGCACCATGCCGCAGGGCAGACTTCAGGTTTGGTGGTGAACACAGGGACACCTTCAATCAAAGCATCAACAGCAGTCAAACTGCCTGATGTGATCAATGCTGCAGCACCTTCAAGATCCTTTTCGATTGGGGTGTCTGCCACCGAAGGTCCACTTGTGCCATTCTTCCGTGGCTTCTTTCTCACTTTGATGGGAAGATTTGTGAAGGAACTTAGCTCCTTTTGAACCATTTCGACCCATGAGTCCACTGACATTGAATGCATCACTCTTGTCATTGTTTCCGAACTTGGACATATCAGTATGTGTTCTCCATCTGTTTGCCATGGTTTGACTTTTCGACCCCATTGCTCAAAACGATCAATGGGAACATCAAGTTTTCTGTTGTCATGAAGACCGTCGTAGCACCAACGCCAGAAGGTGTTGTCCCAGTCTTCATTGTTTGGGTCATACCTACCGTTATAGGGCATATCGCAAAAAATATATGGATTGATCATGTACATCAGATTGTTGGCGATCAAACCCCACAACACGAATCGATCATACTCATAGGAGTTGATCTTCGCTCCTGGCCAACCTTCTTCAAGAGCAGCAAAGATGCGAGACATTTTGGGCGATTCTTTGGGATAGATCAGAGAGAGTCTTTGAGATGCTTCCATGGTGTGCCTTCCGCGATTTCCTCAAGATACCACTCAGTGTGAGCGAGCATGTTGAGCCATTGTGTACGATCAGGATGCGTTTCTTTTCGGAAGTCGACATCGTGAGCAAGAGAGTCAGGTGAAACCACAACATTGATTCCATTCAATGCTGCTTGAACTCCTGGACCTGATGAGTGATTCATCACCATCCAAGAACGATCAAATGTTTCATTGTGATTGTAGGAATCATATGTTCCCAACACCATTTGAGGTGCATCAAAGAAGATGTTTTCCATTTTGGCGAGGAAAGAAAAGTTTGTGCGTTTGTCTCTTGGATGAGGACGAACAACGATTGGCCTGTTGAACTCCATGTCATGACAATATTCGATTTGTTCTTTGACCCATTTTTCGATAGTCAAGTCTTTTGGCCATTGAGTTGAATCTGGACGTTGAGTACAGATGGTGATGAACTCACCATCATCTTTCCAAGGTTTGACATCGATGTTGAATCTGTCGAAACGATTCTCTTCGAAAGGTTTGACCCAAGTGGCTTTGCGGTTGATTCCGTTGAGACCAACCTTCCAACTGATGTTTCTTTCTAACGCTCCGATTTCCAGAACCACGCATGGTTTCTTGACAGCATGCGCTTTCTTCCAGATTCGTCCGTTTGGTTCCATTCTCCCAGAAAAGAGAATGCTCCAAATAACAACAACATCGGCATCATCAAAACGATCAGTGGTATTGTCACCAACATGATCAAGACCCCTCCGAAAAGCATCAAAAACAGGTACAGAATTGAGTGCGCCATATTCATCATATAATTTTACTTTCATGCCTGTGTTATAGTCACTTCAATATTGTTTTTGAAATGAAGTCTGCGTAGAAACTTGTGTCTTCTTGCACACAGTTGGGGACTTGACGTCCACCCTTCATCTTCATGCCTTTCTGAGTGTATCCATCCCAGCAATCTTCTTTCTTCACTTTGGCAGCCAAGTCTTTGTCAGCCTTGCCCCAAGTGCCTGAACCTTTCGTGATGAATGAGTTGACACGAGCATGCGCCCATTGCTGTTGCGATGCTCCAGGACGATGTCCTGTTTTCCAAGCAGCCATGCCACGATTGTACACCTGCTTCAGAATGCCCAAAGGAATGCCAGACTTCTTCGCCTTGCCTTCCAACGAGTTGTCTTCTTCTTCGTTGATTACGAAATCTTCATCGACCAACTGCTCTTCACCATACATCTGATGATACTTCTTGGTGTGCTTTGACATTTTGGTCTTTTTGAAGTTTCCGTCTTTGTCCGTGTCTCCTGGCATTGGTTTGTATGCATCAGGATCGTCGTCTGACATCTTTGTTTGTTTGTCGATTTGACGTTGCTTGTCGTCTCTTTCGTCTTTGTCAATGCCTTTCATGTACTGATGATCAGAAGGAATTTGATCATCATCTTTCTTCTCTTCCAGTTCTTCATTGGCTTTCTTCATCAGATCAGCCAACTTGCTCAGAGTTTCAAGATCCTTCGGTGTGATCTTTTCTCTTTTTGCTTTGTTTGCGAGTTGCTCCAAAGACTTGGCGTACTCTTTTGTCGATTCTTTCATCTTTTCGTCAGGAGAAGGACCAAAGGTTTTGTGCATCAAGTCATCGAGTTTGTTGTGAAACTCGTCTTCTTTTTCCTTTGAAACTCCTGAGTCTTCTTTCATCTTATTCTTCTTGCCATATCCCATTTCAATGGCTTTCTTTTTCATCGCTGCTGCTTTCTTTGGATCATATTTGTCAACGTCGCGACTGATCTGAGCACGAGATTGTGCTTCTTCAAGATCGGCTTCTCTCATTTGTTTCTTCGCCATCAGACGTGCAGCAGTTTCTTTGTATGCACGAGTGCGACCGTCAACTTTTGGAGGGGACATCTCGTCTTCTTTGATTCCGACTGCCTTCATTGCTTGTTTTTGCATTGATTTTGGCAAACCTTGAATGATCAGTTTGGCATCGTCTTTGTCCATTGACTTCAAGGTGTCGATGACTTTCTTGTCCAACTTGCGGAATGAAACAACCTTTGCTTCTTCGAGTTCGTCTTCGTTGACGACAGTTACTTTGTATCTGCCACCGACCTTGTCACGAGAGTTGCCAAGTTCAGCATACTTGTCTGCTTTCTTTCTGTCGTCAAAATCTTTCTCACCTTTGACTCTGCCGTTCTTGTCGTAGTAGATGACAGTGTAGGTTTCTTTTGTTCTCAATTCAGCACGTTCTTCTAGATCGGCATCTTCCATCAGACCAACAGACTTGAGTGCTTTATCTAACTCATCTTTGACATCAGTGCTTCTTGTACAGATACCATAGTCTTGATTGATTTTTGCCATGTATCCAGATGCTTGAAGGATGTTTGGACTCTTTGACATTGCATCCATTTGATGTGCCATGTCTTTCAATGTTGCTGAACAACTCTTTGCGATTTGCATTTGAGCAATCTTCTTGACTGCCATTGCACCACGAGTCCACTGTTTTGCATCAGTCTTCATTTCTTCAAGTTCAACTTCTTCTTTCACAACTTTCATCATGCTTTCTGGAGAACTGTATGCCATCTTCGAGAGAACTCTTCGAACATCCATTCTGTTACCTTTGATTGTGACAGTGCGACCTTTTCTTGAGATCTCACAACCAAAATCTTTGCAAAGTTTTTCGAGTTTCTTCACATGATCAGACTGGTTGTTTGGAATAGTTGCAATGACCATTGGTGATTCTTGAAGTTCTTCGATTGTGAGACTAGTTCCTCTCGTTGTGACTTTGAAACCATTCAAACGCAAAATCTGAATCACCACCTCACGAACGTCTGTGTCGAGTTCAGCAATGTTTTGCGCCATCTTGGCACCCACGTTTGGAGCTTTCTTCTTTGACATAGCTGAAAACTGATTCGCAATCGCGAGGAAATCTCTCTTGTCGATTCCACCATGCTTCTTGGCATAGTCAGTGAGGTGTTTTGCGGCACTGGCATAGTCACCACGGCTGTCGTCCCATGGCGGCGATTTTTCGGGAATGAATTCTTCGTTCATCTTTTCTTGAACGTATTTCTCTGCCCAACGTTGTGCTTCATAGCGAGCAGACTTGCCAGAAACTTTCTTGTTGTCATATGGAAATTGCTTCAAACACTTCCCGTCTTCACCAACGCACTCGTAACGATCACCACGATCTTTGACTCTTGGTCTTGAAACCTGTTGTT